GAATCTCTTCAATGCTAAGCTACTTTATGTCAACAAGATCACTCAGGACAGAGAGGTTACGTCATCGCAAAGACGTGCCGTCGTTGAGGCTCTTGACGGTGCAAAGAATCTTAGAGAAGCAAAGCTCATTTACAAGAGTCTGTCTGAGTCACTAAACAGGGGCAATTCTGCTTCCTTGAACGAGTCATCCCGCAGGCTTTCGCCTGGTCAAGCCTCCAGGCCCACCACATCAGGTGGAGCAACGCAGCTCAATGAGTCGACTCACCTCGATCGTTGGGCAACCTTGGCCGGCATAAAGTAAGATATTAAGGAGTATAAAATGTCAAAGTCATTCTCTCTCAAGACGCTCACCGAGGGAATTTCCGACCGCAACAACAGCACGGAAGGAACACGCCTCGTTGAGAAATGGACCCGTACCGGGCTGCTCCGCGGCCTCGACGGTGTCAAGCGCGATAACATGGCCCGCCTCCTCGAGAATCAGGCAGCACAGGTCCTCCGTGAGAGCAACAGCCTCTCCGGCGGCGGCGGCAACCTTTCTTCTTCTGGCGACATCCGTGGTTTCACCTCGATCGCCTTCCCAATCGTCCGTCGTGTCTTCGGCGGCCTGGTCGCAAATGAGCTGGTTTCAATCCAGCCCATGAGCCTCCCCTCCGGTCTCCTCTTCTACTTGGACTACACCTACGGCACAGACGTCGGTGGCGACGCAAGTCTCACAACAGGTGAGTCTTCAACCAATGGAGCAGCAACATTCAGAGCCGGTCAGTCTATCTACAACAACCCCACCGGTAAGGGCATCCAGAGCGGATCTCTCGCTACCGGCGGCCAGTACGACCTCGTCGGCACCACCTACACCAAGGTGCACAAGACCGACACAGCTCTCGTCGCTGCAACAAAGGGCGCATTCGCCGGCGGAACAACCATCAGCCAGTCTGCAAAGTGCCACGCAACGGGCACAGACGGTCGTCTCCTCCAGTTCGACCCACAGATCACCAACCTCATCGAGGCAGACACGACTCTCGCCAGAACCGGCCAGTTCTCGTTCCTCGTCATCGAGCTTGACTCGGTCGGCTCAGCAGCAGTCCCATTCGACACAACCCAGGTCAAGGACTTCACCCTGTACTCAACACAGTCTGACGTTCCCACAGACCTCGGACTTCGTCCTATCCCAGACACCATCCAGGGTGGCTACAACGTCCTTAACGTTCGTCGTCTCAACCAGCTTGGCATCTGGGACGGTACGTCGTTCACACCCAATCCCCTGGTCACCACCGACACGGCAAATGCAGCAATCCTCACCGTCGTATCAGGTGTTTACGCTGGCACTGCTAACGGTTCAACGACAGCTCTCTACCTCAGCGCTTCGTACGCCATCGCAGACCAGTTTGCCACACCGGGTACCTCAGGTGACACTCTCGTCATCCCCTCGTTCGAGTCTAACTTTGCGGCAACACCAAGCCCAATCATCCCAGAGATCGACATCAAGATCGAGTCCATCGCGGTCACCGCAACGACTCGTAAGCTCAGGGCTCGTTGGTCACCAGAATTGGCCCAGGACCTCAATGCATACCACTCGTTGGATGCCGAGGTTGAGCTCACCCAGATCCTCTCGGAGCAGATTGCCCTTGAGCTGGATCGTGAGATCCTCAACGACCTCCTCACCCAGGCCAACGGCGCCAACTACTACTGGTCGCGTAGCCCAGGTAAGTTCGTCAACAAGGCCACCGGTGCAGAGATCTCTCGTGCATCAACTCTCACACCAGGGCCCCAGTTCACTGGTACCGTCCGTGAATGGTACGAGACTCTAACCGAAACCGTGATCGACGTGGCTAACGAGATCCACCGCAAGACTCTCCGTGGCTCGGCCAACTTCATGGTGGTTTCACCTGACGTTGCAACTGTCCTCGAGGCCTCGGTGCTCTACAAACCCAGCTACAGCCTCGACGGTCAGGGCCAGGTCGGCAGCGGCTTCTCGATCGGTGCAACACCCATCGGCAGCCTCAGCAACCGCTTCACAGTCTACAAGGACCCATATTTCCCACGTAACAAGATCCTTATCGGTTACAAGGGTGGTAGCTACCTCGAGACAGGTTATGTGTACGCACCTTACGTGCCACTCATAGTCACTCCTACCATCTTCGCCCCCGAGGACTTCACCCCACGTAAGGGCGTGATGACTCGCTACGGCAAGAAGATGGTCCGCAGCGACTTCTACGGCACCGTAACCTGCCTCGACATGAACATCATCTGATGTTCTAGCCTCTTGGCTAATAAAACGGCCACCCTTCGGGGTGGCCGTTTTTGTTTTTGACGTTATATTTAGACACATGACACTGACATCGTTAAAAAACTTCATCAAACAAGTCTTGCTAGAAAGTGCAGATCTCGACGAGGGAGGCAACGTCCAAGTCGGAGAAAGGCAAGCAGAAAAGATTGAGATCGCTCGAGTGGGCAGGCAGAGATTTGTCGAAGACATGCGTGAGCTGTTTCGGAATATTGACCAGCGCTATAGAGAGTACACACAAAGCCTAGGTCAAGAATCGATCCTCTATAGGCCCGAATCGATTGAAAGATTTCTGTCAGGACCCGGATTTGGTGGCTCAACAGGCGTCTTCTTTGACCTTGAGAAAGGCGATGAAGTCTTCAAAACCAAGAAGACGAAGCTAGGTGATATTGACATTTACATACCTAGAGAATCCTATGTCAATCTCTTTCACATGCTCAGAACACTTGAAGGTCACCGTGTCATTGAGCTTCCTGATGGCAGAAGTGTCGATTACATTGGGCAGATAGATGAAGATGCAGTCGGAAACCAGATTAACTCTCTATTCGTCTATAATTTCACAACGTCAGATGGTTCACCTGCACAGATCAATATGCAGGTTGACTTTGTCAAGGCAAGATTTACTGAGGAGGGTTTACCACACTCCTCTATCGTTCACTCACACGGATCTAGTGAGATTGACCTCATGGCAGGAATCAAGGGATTTGCAAAGAACTACTTGATCGCGTCGTTGACCTCAAAGCTTACGAAGGTAAAGGGTAAGCTGGCTACTCCGAAGTCAACTCCAGAAAAGATCACGATCACTAAGTCCATTGACGGAGATGAGCTTGCTCTCTACACATTCTCAACAGACTACGGATTTAGACAGGCAAGAGAGAAGCTGGGAGTCAAGGATAATTACGACGTCTTCATCAACATAGCGTATGCAGATGAGAAGGTGCTTGATACTGAACAAGGTTTTAGAATGTTGTTCGGTGTTGAACCTACAGGTAACGACATGGACCTGTTCAACTCATACATCGGAACATTACAGCTGATGAGGAAGTACTTGGGAGATGCAGGTGCAGGTGACAAACCCCTCTATGAGTCGATATTTGACAGCATCCTATTCAAGTGCTTCTTCGTTGAGGTCGTAGGAGAACCACCTGACAATATCAAGATCACACTGGCACAGTCAACTGAACGAGAGAATTTTGATCTAGATCGCGAGGTGAAGACATCAATGATCAGCGCTTTCTATGATGTCTTTCCAGCGCTTCTATCTCGTCATGCTGAGGTGGATCAAATGATGGACAGGTACTACCAGTATCTGCCAATTTGGGCTGAGGGGTACAGTAAGAGAAAGGAAGCAAAGAAACAGAGATAGGCCTGTTGAATTTAAATTTCCGCCTATAATTCCACATACACATTGAAGAATAGAGTCACAGACCAATTCTGGATTTTCTAGGCGATTTATTCAAAGCATACCGATAATTACATTTAAGCCCAATCTAAGTGAACACCTGACACCGACAGGAGATTGGAAGCATTCGGAGCATAGGAGGTTCACATGCCCAAGGTCGTATATACAGCAGCTAAAGGTCTCGTGCAGGAGACAGGTTCTGGTTTCGAGGTCTCTGACGTTGGATTGACAGCAGCAGCCGCTGCAGGAGTCACTTGCAACGGTTTTTTAGCCGGTTTCATTCCTGATGCCGCACCGCAAACTTTAGCAACTGCAGGTGCTGTTAACGTTACGTCTTATATGACCTTCGTTGACGCCGGCGGTGCTATAGCCTTAACACTTGCAGCAGGTACTGCAGTCGGCCAGCTTAAAAAAGTTATGATGACAACAGCAGGTGGAACAGCAACTCTTACAATTGCTAATCCGGTAAGCGCATCATTAGATGTTGTAGCTTTTTCTGTGCTCGGTGACACATTGGATCTAATCTGGACAGGCACAGCTTGGAGAATCTTGGGCGCCTATAACGTTGCGGGTGGTAACAAATCTACGCCTGGTGTGAGCTGATAGATGTCTAAAAAGAGCAGCAGCCTGACAAGTAGTGTAGAAGTAGATTCATCTTCTAAAGTGCTATTTGTAAATGATGTTTCTTATAAGACAAGCGAGCCAGAAAATATAATTGAGATAGGTAAATCCTTCAAGAAAGAAGGAAAAGTCGGGTCCATCATATGGCTAGGCGATCAAGGTCAAGGTATTGTTTTTAAGGTTCGCTGGGAAGACGGTAGTATTGAGTTTATAGCAAAGAGTTGATAAACTCAGACAAGTTTCGCTAGAAACGTTCGGATGAAAATCCGAACGTTTCTTTTTAAGCGTGATAATTAGCAACAGGATTGTGTGATGTCTATTCTACGCTTGCTAATTCAAGAAACAATAAGAAAAATTGGTGACACATGGGTCGTTTTCCCAAAAAAAGGAGGAAAACGATTAGGCACACATAAGTCTAAGGCAAGTGCAAAACGTCAGCTTGCTGCGATAGAGATTTCTAAGTCGGGCAAAAGTCGGTCATAATCATCGTAATCTGTGATAATTAAAGCTAGGTGGTAATATGTCAACTTTTGCGCAGACAATAAGCCCGACTCCCTTTGGTGCTTTTGACACTGACACATCATTTCAGACAGACGCTGATAAGATGATCGTGTTTGTCAAGAGAAAGCTGGGTGATGATGTCCTGTCCGTTGAACTCACAAAGAAGCAGATCTGGGCAAATATGGAAGAATCTTGCTTCGAGTACAGCAATATTCTTAACCAGTACCAGGCCAAATCGACACTTCTGACATATCTTGGTTATTCAACAGGATCACAAACAGGTCTTGAGGCAGCATTCCCACGAGAGAGCCTAGAATACCTTGCAAGGTTCGCAGATCCATATGCTTCAGAAGCAGGAATCGGTGGTTCCTACAACATGTTTTCAGGATCGATCGAGCTTGAACCCGGTAGACAAGATTACGATCTCTACACCGAGCTTAAGAACGCTGATGGTTCTGTCATGTACCAGACGGGGTCAAATGCAGACCCCAAATCTAAGATGCGCATCATGGAAGTCTTCCACTTCAACCCGCAGGCGGCGTACAGGTTCTTTGATACGACATCAGCAGTCAACTACTTGAATAATGAATTCTCATTTGAGTCTTTCACACCTGAGACCATCTTTTACGTCCTTCCGGTCTTTGAGGACATCCTTCGCGCCGGACAGCTTGATCTCTCAAACAGGGTCAGAAGGTCAAACTACTCCTACAAAGTGATCGGTACAAAGATCAGAATCTTTCCGACGCCGACCACGATCGTAGCAAATCCAAGAAAGCTATTCGTAAGAGTCAAGTACTGGCAAAATCCGATAAATCCAAGCTACACAGACCAGACGATATTTGGTGTGAACAATCTTGCAAACGTTCCATTCGGAAACTTGCGTTACGAAAGAATAAATAGCATGGGATTGCAATGGATAAGGCAGTACACACTCGCCCTTAGCATGGAACAGCTGGGAATGATCAGAAACAAGTTCACTACGGTGCCAATACCGGGCGGAACTGTCACTCTAAATGGCGGAGATCTTGTCGGCAAGGGTAGAGAAGACAAGAAAGAGCTTGTTGCAAAATTGAAAGAGATGCTCGAGACGTTGACGTATGACAAGCTTATCGAGAATGCTGCAACACGATCTGAGAATCTGACAAAACAATTACTTAAGATACCCATACCCAACGGTATGGCGATTACAACCGGGTAGGTGACACATGGGTAGGCTATTTTTAACGGAACGCGAGATAAATCTTATCAATGACCTTGCGAAAGAACTTGTCAAAGATGTCGTCGGACAGAAGATATACTACTTCTCCATTAGCAACATCAAGTCACAAGTTCACGACGTCTATGAAGAGTCGCCGGATAAGATCTTTGAGAATCCTATAGAGATCGACGCACTGGTCAAGTACTCACCGCAGGACGTCCGCACCAACAGGTTCGGTTCAGAAGAATACTACTCGATCGAGTGCTACTTGCAATTCAGAGACCTTCTAGACAAAGGAATCACGGTGAGCGAAGGAGACTTCTTCTCATACGGTACCACATTCTTCGAGGTTATCAAGGCGCCGCGCACAGACGTCATCTTCGGTCAGATTGAGCACAAATCATACATCACTATAACAGGAAAGCAATCAAGAAAAGGACAGTTCCTCTCAAAGGTATTCGGTCCTACGTCGGAAGAGTACAGCGATGCAGACGCCGTCCAGACGACATACGTCCAGCAGAGAGGTTTTGCAGAGAACAGGCTCGGTGTTACGGGAGACGTCAGAGAGCTGCAAAAGAAGGGAGTCCTCGATGCACCTATCACAGGACCCGCGGAGGTCTCACCGAGTGGAGATCCTCAAAGCGTCGGATCTGCATTCTATGATGAGAGCTGATCATGCCTGAGAAACAACAGTTAAAGAAAGGCTACGAAGGTTTCAATGTACCTGAGGACTTCAATATTCCGCCCTGCGGCATCGAAGATGTCGATAGAGCGCTCTTTGAACTGTTTGACAAGCGCTTGGCATTTGAGATTAAAGTCAATGAACAGACGACTAAGGTACCCGTAGTCTTCGCGGCGGGCGAGCGTTTCGCACTGACTAAGAGGGTCAAACCCATCAGAGATAACAATAACGCATTAATCTTACCTCTAATCGCCATCAAACGAACAGGTATCGGTCACAAGACCGAATCGGAAGTTGGTGGAACCGCAATCTCCTTTAGACAACCTGCCGACTACGTCATTAGGAAGCGCCTTGATCCTTCTGACAGGCAATATCAAAATATCATCAATAAACTTTCGATCAAGAACCAGGACAATGTGACTGCTAGGTCGCATTTCATAGACACAAGCATCACGCCAGGTAAGTCAACCGAACCTGGGACTGTGACATCACGCAGGACGGGTCCAGGAATAGCGTTCGGGTCAGGACGCATGGAGACACCATTTGATCGTGATAATTTAGGACGTAATATATTTGAAGTCATCACAATCCCGTATCCGCAATTTGTAGGTTTGACTTACAATATTGTCTTCTGGACGCAGTATATGCAACAGATGAATCAGATACTTGAGACGCTGATGATGAAGTTTGACGGGCAAGGACACGAATTCCAAATTACGACGAACAAGGGTTACAAGTTCACAGCATTTGTGCAAGGTCCCTTCTCAAATAATGATAACTTTGACAACTACACCGACGACGAAAGAATCATAAAGTACAGTTTTGACATCAAGGTGCCTGCATACATCCTCGCGCCAAGGCATCCAGGTCTTGGAACGCCCTTTAGAAAGTTCCAATCGGCGCCTGAAGTGGTGTTTGGAATCTATGATGCCAAGACGCAGATTGCAGAGCCGCCCGTTGAGCCAGGAGCAGATGCAAAGTTGAATAGGTTCATCCTGTCAGACGTCGAACATCTCGACGAAGACGGCATGAAACACCTCAAGCGCGGTGAGGATCGAGTTAAAGCTCTCGTCAATCCAGGCCGCCGAAGCGAATACCAGACCATCATATATACAGATGTTAGAGCCGGAGAGCAAGTAATTCCTGCTAGGAAGGTCACATTCAATGAGGATGAGAAGATTTAAGATTTCTTCAAAGTGATGGGATATTTATAACCGAAGTGTGAGTGGAGAAAAAATGGCCGAAGTAACCTATCGCTCTCCCGGTTTTTTCGAAAGCGAGATTGATCTATCAATAACGACACCCGGCGAGGTCACAGCAACACCTGCCGGAGTCATCGGACCGACACCGATCGGACCTGCTTTCGTACCCGTGACTGTGACATCATTATCCCAATTCAGAGACAGGTTCTTCGGATCGGATGATGAGAGAAATAACTCTTATTATGCAGGGCAGGAATTTTTTAGAAATGGAAGCGCGCTCACGTTCTTAAGAACGCTCGGCGCGGGTGCTAATGCAACAAGCACAGATATCACAGCAACACAGGGGCAGGGGACCGTCAAAGGTGCAGGTTTCGTGATCAAGGGATCGACACCAGCAGTTGACCCACGAGCTCAAGGTTGTGTTCAGCTCATCGTTGCGAAACACGTGGTCACAGCCTCAGTCGATGAGTCTTACCCAGTTTTCTTTGACAACGACAGCTTTTCAATCACAGCAGGGTCAGATGGGACTGCTAACCTTGTAAGAGGTGTCCTCTTCTTTCCAACAGGAACGAGGGGCCAGATCCTTGACTTCGATCAGACATACTCGCCAAGCAATGTGTCTAACGACTCTGCAAAGATCCAGACAGACTCAACACAGATCGACTACAGGTCATTTAAGCTCGTCATTTCATCTTCTGCAACTGGATTTGGCACAGCTGACGGCTACACCGGCATAAAGATCTATACTGCATCACTCGATCCTAATTCATCAAATTACATCAGTAATGTCCTGAATACCTCGCCCGAGTTATTCCAGACACACCAGCACCTTCTTTACTTGGACTTTCCTGTAGAAGATGCACTTGCAACTGTCTCAGGAGACAACAATTCAGTTGGCCTCTTGTCCGGTTCAGCAAATACGTCCAGCACTTCGGGCTTAAGTTCGCTCTCATTCCTAGACGCATTTGGTAGGTATGACACAAGATACAGGCCCGCAAAGACAACAGCATTCATATCCCAGCCGTATGCAGGTGTTGAGTACGAGCTGTTCCACTTTGAGACTATTGCAGATGGTGCTTCGGCAAATAACCAGTTCAAGATCTCCATTGCAAACATGCGCAGATCATCAGACCCACAAGATCCTTACGGGACGTTTGATGTTCTGGTTCGCGCATTCAATGACACTGACAGCCAGCCTTCAGTTCTCGAACAGTACGTTGGTTGCACGATCAATCCTAACGCAGATTCTTATATTGCCGCCAAAATTGGCGACAAGAAGCGGACATATAACTTTGACGCAGTCAATCCGCTTGATAAGCGAATTGTGTCAACAGGACAATACACGAACAATTCTACAAGAATCAGAGTTATCGTGTCTGATGCAGTCAAGCGTAAGACAGTGCCTGCAAATGCGCTTCCCTTCGGATTCAAAGGCATACCCACGCTCAAGGTCACAGATGGAACGACCGACACATCGCTTCCTGTGCTTAGCCGCAGGTTAGCCGGTGTCCTTCCTGCCAGTGGCATGAGTCTCACGGGTTCCTTGACACCTCCTGTACCGCTTAGGTACAAGGTTACAACAAGCGAGACTCTTGCAACACCTGCCTTCCAAGGCCAGGAAGGACCAACAGAGACCGCCAGCCAGAATATTTTCTGGGGTGTCAAGTTCGACTCATTCCCAAGCGTTTCGGGCACATTAGGCGCAAGCGCTTACCTACAATCAAACTACAATGTAGGTGATGCCAATACGACAGGTTACAATCCTATCATCACAGCATACTCAAAGTTTGCGGGTATTGAGAAGCTTGACACTATTGTCACAGGATCAGGTGCAGACGCGGTTAACAACAATAAGTTCACACTTGCAAATGTTGCTTTGTACAATTCAAAGGGAAGTAGAACA